TAACCTGTCTTCCGACTTTGGTATATCGTCCGGTATTTTGGCTTGTTGTTAAACCAACGCTTGCACCACCAAACGTCAGTCCCATCGTCCACGTCCCCTCCTCGTAATCGTTCAGTACGTTCGCAGTAGCTGTTCCGGTTCCGCCGGTAACAGCGGAGAAGTCGATGCCTTTGCCGGAGGTACCAATGATCAGGTTTCCGTAATTAACCTTCAGATTTCCAGCGGATTCGAATCGGACATTCTCGACACCATTTGTAAAAATGATGGCAAAGTTGCCCGCTGGATTTATAAAAAATCCGTTAGTTCCAGTAGGAATTGTAAAACCGGCATACCCGCCTGCTGAATAAATACTTCCCGGCGTTGTTCCATCCGTAAAAGACGCTATAGTTCCTGATGCCGCTTGAACCTGTAACGTATGCGCAGGCGTTGCCGTACCAATACCCACCTTATCAGTGTATCCAGCCGCATTAGCCACCAGCGTCGTGGTGTCCACCGTCAGTGCGCCGGTGATGGTGGCGTTTCCGGGTACGACGATGTTATTGCCGCTCGGGCCGGTGGCCGTGTACAGCTCCGTAAAATTCTGGTTGCAGTAATCGAACGAGGTCCGCAACGGCGTCCCCGTTCCGTCGTTTGGCGATGCGCCGATATTGATGGTTTGCTTTGACATATATGACTAAATGAATGTTTCGTTGACCTACAGAAATTCGGTCATGTCCGCCGTGATGCTCGTCACGTCCGCGCTTATCACCGTGTTATCCGCCGTGATATCAGCCGTTCCACCAAGAGTCGCCGCTTCCCAGAGTAGGCCAATCTCCAGCAGAATGCGTTCACGCGGACTCATGCACGAAGCTCCCTGAGCCTCCGCAATTAGTGTGGCCGCATCGGCGCAAGAAATGTTTGCCATGATATTTTAGAACGGATGCGAAGTGATGAACCAAGCCGTACCGTTCGAAATGATGGTAATCGAATTCCATTGCGGGGACAGCACATGTGTGGCCGCTCCGTCAATCGTCTCGGACGCGTACGCATCGACCGTCACCGTATTCGCGCCAGCATTGATGCGCTTGAAAACGTAGATACGACCAGCAACCAACGCCGCCGGGGGAAGAGTCAGGACAATCGCTCCCGCCGTAGCATCACAGATCAGAAAGTAATCACCGCTCACCACATTGCCGGTCGTCGTAACGCTCCGATAAGCGCCACGCGCCGCGCCGCCGCCCTGAAGATACGTCGCAATGCGGTTCTCCAGCGCCAGCTTGGCCAACTCAACCTCCCACGGTGAGCGACATCCCAGCGACGCCGCCTCGTTAATGAGCGTTTCCGCCTCGTCGCATGTGATGTTTGGCATATCGTTTTAGGGTGAGTTATTAGGCCATCGGACCACGTCCGCGCTGCATCACCTCGGCAATAAAACCGCCGCCGCCGGGAGCCGCACCCTCCTCTACCTCCATATCCTCCTCCTCACCACGCTCGGCCAGCTTCTTGCCCTTGGATTTCTTCTCGTATCCGGGAATAGCCACGCCATCAATCTCGATAAACTCGGCCTTACCGTTCTTGCCAAGGACAATCGTCGCCATCGTCTGGAACGCTTCACCTTCAGCGAGGTTTTCAGGAATCTCAACGCCTTCTGGGAGAGTAAAACTCGGCATACGGGGAGCATTACGCCATGTATTGGGATGTCAACGCCTATCCGAGTAGTAGGCAATAAAAAACCCGCCACCAACTTTTCGGGAAGGTGACGGGGTGCCTCACAACGAGGCGTTTTACAAGCATTTAACCCACTGATCCAACGCGGCAACAATTGTCGCGTCACTGACATCCTGCAACAGGAATTTTAGCGCCTTTGGAAATATTCTCGAACGCAGTTAGAGGCTGAAGATTCGTCCAGTGGCTCAACCCCATAATCTCCTCTGGCGAATTTCCGCTGGCCAATGGAATGCGATGATCGACATGCCAATACGGTCCGTAGTTTTCCCATGTCATTCCATCCCTGAACTGCCTCTCCAAATGACCACGCAGAAAATCTGGCGTACAGCCGACAATCTCAAACGTGGCCGACCGTCGAGTTTTCTTACTGCCAAGATACGCACGAATTGAGCCGCGAATGGCGTCCTTGAGTCGCAGCATTGGATCGTTTTGGCGACGCTCACGGAGCTTGTCGTTAATCTTTGCCTTGTTTCCGTCGCGATACTTTTTGTTCCAAGTTCGCGGTTTGTCCGGGTTTGCTGCGCGGTATTCGTTCGCTTTTTTCTTTAGGTGGTCAGCGTTTTTCTTTCCGTATTCGCTAGCCTTCTTGTTGATCGTTTCCTTGTTTTGAACGTAATAATGCTTCGCCTTCTCAAGCCTATCTTCTCGATTTTTGAGATAACGTTGAGCGGCTTGAACTTTCAATTGATCAGCATTCTTTTCGTTGTATTTCTTTAGTTTTTCTGCGGATTTTTGAAGCAATTCTTCGTATTTTTCAAAAGTCACCCAATATTCCGAACGCTCTCCATTTGCCAGTTTTGGACCATAGAACCAGAACCGTTTTCCGTCGCTCTCGCGTACGTTGCCACGCTTTACGTTGTTCATGCGCAAAATCTTGCGAAATCAACGTTGATTCGTCAAGAGATTCTTGAAAAGAAAAAGCTCCAGAAGATTCACCCTCTGGAGCGTGTTAATTAAGTATTAACTAATCAGGAACAGATAATTTGAGTAAGCGCACCAGTGCAGCGCCTAAAGATAATAGTCATTCCCTGGTTGACGAAGATCGGCTCAGGAGCATGAATGAACTCAGCATAATGCTGACCCTTCTTGTCCAGAGGATCGGGGCAGTCAGTGTTGAGCTTGTAGGCACCAGTCACCCACTGCCACTCGCCCATGTAGTTGGTCGGCATCCACGCCAAATCGCCAACGCGGTTCACAGGACGCACGATGTGCGACTTGAACACATACGGAGTCACGATGAACGCGGCCTCGTACGCAGCGGTCGTCCAGCTAGGATTGACGCTGAACACAGTACCCTTCGTGCCGGAGGAGCTGGTGAACGGCTGAACCAGCGTGTACTTGCCGCCAGCGTAGCTGTACCGGGGAGGGAACAAATTCGGCACATGCCGGAAGTTCTTAATAACGCGGTTCGCGCCAATGCGCTTGAGCAACTCCGCACCAGCGCCAGTACCCTGATCAGCGTAGCGCAAGTCATCGCGGAACGCAGGGTTGTTCTGGGCGATGCGTTGGCTGGCCTCCAAGCCAATGTACAACGGGAACACCGGACCGTCGCTTGAGTAGCTGATGAAGCCAGAGCTATCAGGATTCGTCGCACCGTTACGAATCAACGTAGCAGCAGCAACATCGAGCATCTCCTGAGTCAACTCAGAGGTGGACTGATTGAGCGCCTGACCAGCGGAGCCGGTCTGAATCCACGGCAGCTCATTCACGCCGGACGGAATCGTCTCGACCTGAGTGAAGGACGAGTCGGCCACTGCCTTGATGGCATACTTGGCGAACATATTCTGATAGCGAGTCTCCCAAGAACGCTGCGCACGGATGGACAGCTTCTCCAAGTACACGCGCAAGAACGCCTCGACGCGATGATCAAAGGTCAGGTCATCCTTACAGAGCAACGGGCCTTTCAGCGCGAAACGCTCAGGACTCCAAGTAACGGCATTATAGCCGACCGGAACGTCGTTGTAGGTGACATCGCAAGCGCCAGCGTTTTCGCCAGTGGCGAGCGTGATAGCCGACCATTCCTCTGCCGCAGTCGGCTCGATGGAAGTGGTGGTGAACGAGGTCTGGGTCAAACCCGTACCTTGAGGATACTCGCCGCGCTCAATCATATTGAGCCACATCGAGCGGTACGAGGCGCGTTTATAGACGTCCTGCGCGAGCGACTCAGTCGCTACGGCGAAGGCGTTGAAGACATTGGTACAAGCCATGAGATGAAAAAATTAAACCGACGTTATCTGCATTTGGTAGGCCATTCTATCCATGCCACACGACGTGGATTCGTGGCCTACGCGCTGACCGATGCGGAGCGTCATTGCCGCTTAGACAGTTTTGCGATGGCTGACCAAGCCTCCGCCTTGCTTAGGGTCGATGCCCGGAATGACGCATAATAGCGCCACATGAGTCAATTAGAATAAGTCTTGCTCGGGAATACTATCAGTCAGTTCACTCTGATCCGCCATGTACGTTTTGAATCCTTTGATGAGCGTTCCGATCCTATGCGGCTGGATGATATGCTCCTTCGCGATGAATCCCCTGAACGTATACGGACCGGGGAATTGACCCGTCATCAGGGCATAGTAATCCACGCCATCGGTCTTGGAACCTTTGCGCGCATCGACCAGTAGCTTTCCATTCTCGTACTTGGTCGTCTTCACATCGATGCGAATGCCCGGTGGCGGCGGCATAACTGCGTCGTAGAGCGGGTGCGGTGGCTCACGATCCGTGTCGATGTCGGGGTAGACATTGAATAGCTTACAGAAAGCTATCTCGCCGCACACGCCCTCCAGATCCACCGTCGCAGGGTCATCCGCGCTAATCTTTAAGTTCGTAGTGTTGAAATGACGATTATTGCCGTTGCGATTCTTGGCTACGAAGTGGGCCAACTTCCTCTCAGCTTGATTGAGAGAAATAACTTGACCAATTTTAATTTTACTTAACATGGTCAAAAAGACGGAAAATTTTTGAGGGGGGTATCGTAAACGAAGCCACCCCGCAAAGGGGGTGCCAGTCTCTCCCCCATCTTTCGTGCCATTCCTAGAAAAAACAATCCTTTTCCCCCTAGGACACAGAATGTCCGCCTATAGTCTGATAATATGCATTATCAGGCTGTGTCCACAGCCTGCGTTCCGTGGACAACTACCTCAGCGAACCGGTCCGGCATAGAACCAAGCAAGTTAATTGACACGCTAGTTGCCTCGCCTTGTTCGCTCCAACCGAACACAAGCGCGCTTCTCTTAGCTACTGAGCCTAGAATCGATTCCCTGACCGATTCATCCTTTATCCCGTCTAGGTCATAACTATCGATCCGTTCCAACGTAGAAGCAGCGTCTGCAGCGAGTTTCGAACGTACCAAAGCGGACAGGCTTTCTAAGGAAACATTTTCTTTGGAGGTAATAGTGTTTCGCATCTCCTTCCTAATCGCTGGCAATCCTTCCCTAGAGGCTTTTGAAAGCAAGGTTGACTGATTGAGCTTCAAATCGCTTGCAATCGCTCCCCATGTCTTCCCCGCAAGGTAGAGGCTTTTGGCTTTCGTCCATTGCTCCGGTTTCATCGTCGCTACCTTGCAAGCCAAGGTATCCTTTCGCAAATCCTTTCGGCATCACTTCCACTTATGACACCACAACATATGGTATACCTAAAATCCGATACCCCAACATATTGTGTGCCACTTTATCGTTAAAATTCGGGCTTTGATTTGAAAGTAAGGTGGGGACAGCGGGGCTTTTCACTTCACTTTTCTTCACTTTTCTTTCGATTTACCTTGACGCTACCTGTCCTCTGTGCCTCCCCCTGTCCTTCCAAAGAAAACGAAAGAAAATTGCAAATAAATCTTGCCCAAGACTGGCTTTTACCCCATAGTGTCCCCAGATGAAATTCACTCCAATACTAGATCTTTGGGACAACGGCGTCCAAGACGCTCTTTATTCTGGCGCACTCCGTTTGCAGCGCGGCCAGTGGGTCAAATGCGGCAAAGCTTCCCGTCCTTCCCGATTTGTGCGTGCTACTAAATCATCTATTTGGTGCGTTCATTATAGCTGCAATCAAACAAAAGCTTTCGCAGAAGTCTGCGCCATCTTCAAACGCAAAGGCCTAAAGTGAAACGAAAACTCCTCTCCTTCCTATTCGTCACCGTTGCCTATCTGGTTTCCGGTTACGCCTTCTTCCTGATTTTCTTTAAATCCCAATTCTAAAAACCCATGACTAAAAACCTCCTATCCGTCGACACCAACGCCAAAACCGTCAAAGGACAGTCTAAAGGCTACCGCACCGGAATTCTGTATCTTGCGCCAGCTTCCGTTTCCAACGTCATTAATGTGTGCGCCTTTGCTTCCGACGGTTGCCGCAAACACTGTCTTTATTCTGCGGGCCGTGGCGCATTCACTAGCGTCCAAAAAGCCCGCATCGCCAAAACAGTTTTCTACGTCAAAGATCGGCCCGCTTTCATCGAAACACTGAAAGCCAACGTGTCCAAGCTAGTCGCCAAGTGTACCAAAGAAAACGCCACTCCGACAGTGCGCCTTGACGGAACTTCCGACGTTGGCTGGGAACGCCACGGAGTAATCCAAGCTTTCAAGTCTGTTCAGTTTTACGACTACACAAAAAACTACGTTCGAATGCTGGCGTTCATTGGTGGAAAACTTCCGTCAAACTACAGCTTAACATTTTCCCGATCTGAAACCAACGAAAGCCAATGCCTAGACGTTCTGGCCCGTGGTGGAAACGTGGCGGTTGTTTTCCGTGGCAAAGTACTACCGACACACTGGCAAGGTTTTCCGGTCATTAATGGCGACGAAAACGACTTACGGTTCCTTGACCCTAAGGGTGTCGTCGTCGGCCTGACAGCCAAGGGAAAAGCAAAGACCGACACAAGCGGTTTTGTTGTCGGTTGACGGTGCGTGCCAAGCCACACGAAAGCGTGGCTTGCAACGTGTCTTTAACTCTCAATCCAAAGCATTCAATCCACTAAATCCAATGTTAAACCGATACTCCGGTCAATGCGTCCAATGTCACGAAACAGTCCCGGCCGGGCTTGGCACCGTCACCAAACGCAACCGCGCATGGCGCATAGACTGCAACGCATGCACGGGCCGTATGGCGCAAAGCACCGATCTAGTCTGCGTCAAACTATCTTCAGGCTGGACGGGTACGCGCAATGCACGCGGACGCTGCGAAGACGCGCCGTGCTGTGGCTGCTGCACTTTCTAAACCCTAAACCCAACGAATAAAACACCATGTCGAATATACCGCTTGTCCCTTTCCTACGTTTGCGCGAGTGCGAAGAGCCTTTTGTCATGCACGGCCGCCGTTGGCTCTTTGTCACCTGTCTGCGCGCAGACGGTTTTCCCGACATTGGAGTCTATTCTTTCGACACCGATCTTTGCCACGATTACCTAGCGTGGCGCGAAGCTTTCAATCTACCTTGATTCCCCGCGCCAGTCCATTCGAAAGAGTGGATTGTAGCGGCGAATCATCCCGATTCCCGATTCAAAAAATCCAATGAAAAACACACAAAAGCAAATCACGGCAAAGCGACTCGGC